CGCCTAGCAACGTGTGCTGATTTACATCTTGATGCCTAGCAACGTGTGCTGATTTTTATTCACATCTGCCGCCGTGTGTCTTTCCGTGTCCTCTTCTGTGGTGTTTACGTTACCATCCAGGCCAAACAAGCGATTAGTTGCCCCTCTAACCGCTGCCGCCTTCATTTGCATATGTGCTTCTTTCGCTCGCTTAGGAGTTTTCGAAGTCATTTCATAAAAGTCGAATGCGTAACGTGCTAAACTTAATTCTGTTAAATTGCGCTGAATTCCATACCGGGGCATGTATTTTTCGGTGGCGTTTCGGTATTCAATGTATGCTTCAGCTGCATCACTGAAGTGCGCCATTATCTGTCTAAACGTTGGTTTAGCATTATCTAAAACTGGTGCTAATGGATACTCAATTTGTTCATCACCATCCATCATAGTCCAATTACCTGACAGGTTTGGAGATGTACCATTTTCAATGCACCAAACCATTAGCCCATCCAGTAAAATTTTCATTTGTTCATCGTCCACGTCGTACTCCTTCTTCACTGCCATAAACCAATTCTCAAATTGGCGTTGTGTCGCTCTCGTATTGTATAGCTCTATTTGTTCTGGTTTATACGCTAATAGATGCTCCGCATTGAGTACTACATTCTTGCCGACTTTAGGAAATCGCATTTTATCGGAGAGTGCTTTGATTCTAGGTACTGTGAATTTTCCAGTTGTTCCAGCATCAACATCCTTATCTTTCTGCTTTGTGATTCGCCTTGCATCGCTTGATTGTGCTGCAGCATCTTCTGTATCTCCAGCTTGGTATCGGACTTCCTTAATAATTTGTTCTTGATCTTCCAGTGCTAGATACATCTCATAATATTGTTCAAGTTCGGCCTCACTTGCATCAATGTCAGTAAATAGCTTCTTAAGAGCTGTCTCTGCTATGTACGGAGCCTTACCATCTTGCGCTATCATATTGTACGGAGCTTGTTCTAGCAACCACTGATAAAATTTCCTTATTTCGTGCACCAAGTCGGGATAACCCCATGCTTCAATCATAGATGCACATATAGCTTCTAATCGGTGTTCGGGCTTGTCTGCTCGATCCCACTCAAGAATTGACACAACACGCTCCTTATCCAACTTTGGAATGTAAATTCCATCTCTGAGTAATCCTCTATGTGACATGAAGTAAACGTCCTCTTTCGACTTGCTTCTATTCGAGAAATCATAATCCAACCCTAGCTCATGGAAGTATTGTTTAAACTGGTCGAGTATAGTCTCGTAATCCGGATGTATCGCTATCAACAAATCATCCCCATTACAGAAATACTTTATGATATTACTCTGTTTATCTAAATCAATACCACACTTCCGTAGGGCATATTGTACACTCAACATTACCATTATTGTGTTGTCAACGACTGTAGATGGTTGACCGCTATTATTTCCTTTAAATTTCTTGACAACGGAACCATCAGGCGTTGCAATTGCTGTATATATGATTTCAGTGTACAAATTGCTTAACATCTTTTCTCCTATGTCCCATGGTTCCATGAATTCAAGTCGAATAGATAAAACGGCATTCAGCAAGTATGGTGTCAATGAACTATCGAATCGCGAACCGTCAGCATCACAGTAAATCCAGTTTTCAGGTAAGGCCGACAGCATGTTGTGCCAACCTCTGTAAAATTTTGTGATTCCCACCGTCGATGGTATTGACAGGTTGCAACTATAGAACTTGTTATTAAAATCATCAACACAAACTTTACCGCCAAGTAATGTTTCAATTGGTGCAGCTGTGAACGAGCGAGTTTTGTTTAAAGCTATTTTCTCAACAGAACGAATTTCGGCTTTCAATGATCCATTCCACACGCCCATTTTACCGAGGTACAAGCGCTTGCAGCTGGCTTCCAAGATTTTATCATAATCGTCTTCATTGTAACCCAAGAAATAATCCTTCTTCTTTCCTCCATACAAGGCTCCAACTGCTGCTTTCATGTTTAATGAATCTATTATACTTTTTGTATCGGTTACGTAGTTACATTGATTCATTCCTCCATTCTTTAGTATGTTTACTACGTCAAAGATTGATGCTTCAAACATATCCGTATTGACAATGCCAGTTTCTATTACACTAGAATACTTCGTGAAGTCTTTGACGTAAGCTTGCTTATTTAGCATACTCTTACCGTAATGTCCTAATAATGGTGTAAAGAACTGCTTAGCCTCATCATTTGTCGTCAGGTAAAGTTGGAACATTGGGCACCTACCCTTAACTATGTGTTTAGTGATTAAGGTTCCAGGGCAGCTACCAACCACTTTTAAATTATTATTTAAATGCTTTGTTAGCCATGTGTGCTCACTCGATTGGAAAGTAACACTATTAATTAGGTCACCAATCAATTTAGTGGTTTTGAATATCGCTTCTGGTGCATCTTCTTGAATTTTTAAAGAACCCCACGATATATTATCCGTGTTATGCTTCCAACCCTTAACCCAATCAATCACATTCGACATTGAAAGGTACGTTGCTTGAAAATTATCAGGAAATGTCGTGAAATAATTTACTGCGTTCTTTTGGTCCGATAAACTATGAATACCTAACACGCAACCATCCTTGATTGACACAATTGGTAAGCCACAATGCCCTTCTTTTGTTGTGATCCAATGTTTCCAGAATCTAGTGTTCGCTTCGTGATATGTAAATGATGTCTCCGATGTTAATGCTGATGTAATACTCGGGTTGAATTCGACACTGACCAAACAAACTCTTTCTCTCTCCTCAGGTTCCCTGAATCTAAGTTTGCATGTGAATGGTGGATGATCTTTTGGTAGCTTAATTAATACTACGTCAATTCCATCTATCGGCTTTAATTGCAATTGACATGTGTTCTTAATGATAAACTCCCCATGTTGAGATTTGATCTTGAGTGTCCCATTATTTCGAGTAAATAAGTGTTGATTAGCAATGATGTATGGACCATATCCAATCCCAAAAGTTCTCCTCTCATTTCCATCACTTTTCAACTCTAATTGACAAATTACACTCGAAATGGCATTGTAATTTCGAGGACCATAACATGCTGACTTAGCTTCGAAGCGAACATCATCCTTATATTCATAATTTTGTTGTTTAGGAACTTCCGCAATGTTGACTTCAACGGCTGGACCAGTTCTCCGTAGCACACCCTCTTTTTCTGGAAAGCCTGCAATCGATGCTGTATGATGACACACCATTAACGGATTATGTGGTGTTAAGTCAATCTTAAGTGCTTTATCGGATCCATGTTTCATGTAATACGCAATATAGGTTTGTGCGTCTGTTCTATGGAATTGTTGTGGATCTATAGCATCATCTTCTAGCATTTCCATACGCATGGCGTTTAATTCCTCTATACCTTTTGGACTATATTCGGTCGGTGCCTCGTCGCAAGTATTCCCAGTGATAGGGTCAACGTATCGGACAATTGAGTACTCTGTGGGATCAACTCCATACATTGTATAGAATCTGTTCATTTTGCGACCCATACCACGCACTGTGCCTTTCGTTTTCCCTTTCTTTGTATATGCTGAACCAAAATAGTGTTCAATTGTTGAATCGTCATTGGCTACAGCATAATTGAGCTTCTTATCCCTTGAATCCTTAAAACGCAATTTTTGAATTTGGCGCTTGTTTTTAGCTTGATAATGCACCTTCGAACCCATTAGATGCTTAAACATGTCGTAAGCCATCCATGCTCCTCCAAATAAAACCACTGAGCTAACAATTATATCAGTGCTAACTTTGCGCATGTCATACTTTCCTTTCAAATGTAAAGCTTGAGCTACATCATTTGCTGATTGATAGTTAACAATTGCAGTATACGGATAATCTCTAATAGCATCAGCGGACATGTCTGGATTGTAGTTCGTGTTGAACTCAATAAGTTGACTTCGCGCCTTATATAATGTTTCTAAGTTTTCCTCACTATGGTCAACCATGTACTTTGACTTGAGCATGTTTGTCAAATATGTTAGATTAAAAGAATTGGGGCCAACTGGTGTATTTCTCAAGTTTTGGAACTGCATACTCTTTTGTTTCTCCTCTTTAATTAATTCCTCAATAATCCCGATAGTGCGTAGAATTGATGAACTATCGCTTGATAGCGTATACGAAATCTTTTGTGCACTAGCACTGCTCAAAGGATTGAGTTTAATGATGTGAGCATTGTCTACACAAGCCTTCCAAACCTGTTCGTGTAATCGTTCTGGTATACCATTAATCATAAATGGGATCTTTATATTATCATCACAGTTTACATGATGACCCACTTGGTTGTACTCTCGTACTGTAAGCCAGTCTTTTATTGCAGCGTATGGTATTGCTGTGTCTTTCAATATAATCTCAGTGTCACGCAATATAAATGGCTTCAGGGCACTATGAATTTGCTTGTGCATCGAACCATCATACTTGACTAAATCCTTCATATAGAATGGCGATATTTCAAAAGCTGCCATTGTTCTAGCTTGTCGACTTGTGCATTTTCCGAGCGCACTCACTACCACATTCTGTGTTATGAGTGGTAAGCCATATATGAAGCTAAGGAAAGCTGCTTCTGTCGCTATGCACGCTGGTATGTCTGGCATACCCTTTTCCGTAGTTCCAATTCTCAGTGCGTGTCCTTTCTTAATTCGACCAACTCTTCCTAGTCTTTGAATCCTTTCGCCATGCGAAATTGGTTGCTTTACATACCGAATCGATCGGGTGTCCACATCCAACACAGCTCCAACTTTGAGTCCAAAATCAACGACTACATCAATATCGAGTGTTACCCCGTTTTCTATAATGTTTGTAGCAACAATGAAGTGTTTCTTAGTAGCGTTACCGCTCGTCTCAATCCTTGTTCCACCAAGCTTCATTGTTCGACCATCAACCTTTGTAACTTTGTGTCCATGTTCTATCAACTTTCTCGATAGAGTATCAACTTCATTATAACTAGAAACATAAACGAGTATGTTGTCACCTCTGCTTGTCACACATGCATTAGATCCAGTTCCTTGAGCTTGTATGAAAGCGTCGAATGTCATATGCTCTTCTATATTCAGTGTAACGTCGTGTTGCGTAGATAATTTGAATCCAGATTCGCGCCCAGGTACTGTTGCTGACGTCTTAAGTATCTTGCCTTTGTAATTAACATCTTTAAGCAAACAGTACAATGCCATTGCATTTGCGTCAAGCACGTGACATTCATCAATCATAATGTAATCGTACGTTTCAATATTTCCACGATTATTTGCGAGTGAATGTAAAGCGTACCCTGTCGTCATCACTGATATATTGCCTGATCCGTAATGATTAGCTCCCCTCATACACATAGTCACACTTTGGAAAAAAGGATCACCAGATAAACCATTATAAACATTCTCTGTTAATGGTCTCGTTGGTTCAACAATTAGAATGCGTCCTTTATCACTCAATAAACTTGGCATGTATGTTGACTTTCCAGACCCAACAAAACCACTAATCAAAAATTCACGTTGATCACTCTGTCTTATTGTGTTACATACATCTGCAGCTGTTGATCGTGTAAACTCAAGAAATAACCCGTGGCTCCTGTAATGATGGCAAACATTTCCATTAAGCAGACTCTTCTTCCAGTAATTTTCGAAACTCGTATCGAATTCATTAAGGTTGAGCTCCTTGCCATGTGTTAGATCAAAGTTCACTGTCAAACCTAAGAATTCATTTACGTCAATTGGCGTATCTAGTGCTTGATAGTGTACTGGGAAGTCTGTGCTAGAGAATATGTTTTTAACTTTCGATAAAATCTTAAATACGGCGTCACTCTTCTCTGTATTGAAAAACATTGCCACAAGTGCACACAACGCAACGATTTGCTCTAGTGTTGTTTCAGACTTTGATTTCGCTTGGTAAGTGACCTGTTCATCATGTAATGCAAGCTCATCCGCAAGTGTTGGGTCAATCGAAGAAACATAATCAAACAATTCCTCTTGCGTTGGTTCAGTCCCCAGCTTTGAAACCAAACAGTTATATAGAACCTGAATTTTCTTAAATTTCAGTTTAGAAAGTTTTTCAGCTTCAATCATCTTCAATCTTTTGTGCTCGACTATGATTCCAGACAGGTTTCTCCATACATCAAGGAGTAGAGCTATCAATACTGTCAATTGTATATATTTGATGATGTTCTGCATGACTTTTGCGAAACACGTCATAATAAAATCTGACACAATGACGACGGATTTATTTTTAATGCGATTCACTATCGAATAAAAACCTGAAGCTTGCGCTTTCACGCCCAGCATAACGCACTTTGAACACTGTTTCAAACAATTCCTCACATTGTCTTTTCCGACATTCAAATTTCTCAGGTTTGAAATATTTAAGGAGCGTCGTGCGCATTTTAGTCTTTCCCATTCGTATACACATTTGTCCGACAAACTTAATTCTTGCCATAATTCTGTATAAATCGCGTCGTAGCATTTTTTCTTGGTCTCTTGCATATGCATAGTACTCACAACATAACCCCTACTATGTAGTTCATTATTCATTGTTGAAGTACTGCTTAACATCTCTAACATGTCATGAGCTTGTTGAGAGCTTTGTGTTTTAGTGAAGACAGAGTGCCTATTAAGTATATCTTGCGCCACACTTGAAATTTCTTGAAATTGCATTAAATAAACTTTATGCGTACTGAGTTTCTTCGCCAGTGTCTCGAGTGTCGTGGCTATGTAGACTAAATCATCACTTTGTTGGAGAAATATGTTAGCTGCAATAGTGAATGATTCGTCTTCAAGAAATCGCTTCATGACGGTTGGTGTCATCATTGCAAACAATATCATGTATGGATCGCGTATCATCATTAATTTAAAGTCCAATCTCTTGAATGATGCTTTGATTAATGATGTGAAGTATCCAATACATGTATCTTTATTATCACCAAGCCCAAGTGCAGCTCGCCCCATATCTCTTTCGAAGGCTCGGAACTCATGTAAATTTTCACTATTTATCCAATCTTGTGAGTCAATGAACTCATCATCAGACGGAATATCATCAAAGTATTGTTCATCATCTGCATCAAAATCCGTTGGCATGTCCTGTAATACCTCATCTTCTAAGTCTGTATCATGCGTGATTCCATGAGACGTTTCATCGTCTGTAGGTATGGTGTGAATAGATGCTGTGTGTTTTTGTCTATTGTTGACATTTACATCTGATAGGGAGCAATCATCATCACTATAGAATGATGGCATCTGTGGCGAAGCTACTCCACTACTATCAGTGTAATTTTCTTCAGCTGATGTAAATCCGGTTTGGATTGGTTGAGTATGCATACTAGATAATGGGTCAACTTCCTGATCTGAGCAAGCTGGGTCCCAAATTTCTCCATTGATTGCATTCCAAGAACCAGATCCTTCAGTGTCTTGCAATGTAGCTGTCATATATTTAACACCATACGGAGTATCAACACTAATGCTAACAAGCCTATTGCGTCCACCAACATTGTATTCTCTCATCTCACCACTCAAATCGCTATCGCCAAATCTGCATAGTTGTTGTACTGTGTTTGCTTTCAGTATGTGATAATTGGTTGTCTTTGAACCAAAAGAATCCATAACGTGAAATGTTTTATGCTCATGATCCACCAATATCTTCGGAATCTCAGCTGTTAACACCTCTGGATAGAATGCACTAATATACCTACATAAAACAGCTAAATTTTTCATGCTAGGCCATTCACCTAGTTTTGTAATAACGAAATCTCTGACTCTCTTAGTGAACGCTTTGGCATCACCTTCACGAATGTTTATCATCATGGCTAGGAAGATCAAAATGTAACAATATCCGTCTTTCACAATATACATATGTCCATCTTCACGTGCGGGTAGCTCAACACTCTTGTCATCGCCACTATTACCAATAACTAAATGGTTCTTAGTGGGAAATTTGAATTCTGATCGCATAGCTATACCGCTCTCATGAGTTACGCAGCAACACGGGTAAACAAAGTTCTTCTCGAATCGCGAGACGCACTGCTCACCAAGTGCAACGTCAGCCACTGGTGATCCCTTCATAGACTGCGTCATTTTGTCAATATCTGTCGAGACGACCAAATTTCGAATCGCTAATTCGCGTGTCCCTCTAATGTGTTTTCTAGTAGAAAATTTTTCATATTGATTGCCGCCTTCGATCCGTGTGAAGTACTTCTCGAAAAATCTTTTCGCGTGATAGCCACGTTCACCCCATTGAAAGATGCCGTTCACATCTAATTGGTTGTCGCACATGAGTGCTAAATTAATGTGTGTTTTAGCTGATATTTTATTACGAAATGTAGATATATCACCAACTTGCTGTGCCTCTAACTTCTTCCTATACCACAATGTTAACTCCTTGAGACTCATAAGAGCTAATTCTTGCTCAGCTGGCTTCATCACCTGTCCCTTCATCAGTACTTGAGATACATTATTAATTTGAGCTAATTGACTCGTTGCTTTGCTACTGCTTAAGGCATCGATTTCACTAAACAAATTGATGGAATCTTGTGTTGCCTCTTCGAAAGTTTTAAGTGAATTTATAACAGTTTGCACATGCTCAAATCGCCCTGTTGACACCATTTGCTCATACATTTCAATTACTTTTGTTCTGCTTGCATCACTCAGGATTTGCTCTTGACTCCTATTTGCGATAATTGATGCACACTGACCACATGTTATTTTCCACATTGGAAACATCATTTGTATTAAAACTCCACACATCTCGCCACATTCTTGTAAGCTGATGTCTCTAACACAAATGTGTTGAACTGGCTCTCTAATCGAA